CAATAATGCAGAACTATATTCAGATGAGTTGAATGAACTTTGGCCACACGGCATGCATAAGCTGATGTTGTATCAAGGAAGAGCAGAAGATGCAGTGAGATTGGCAAGTTATTTTGTAAAAGAAAAAAGGAGTGCTTGTTATTCAGATAAAGAAGATGCATTTAAGCGCAGGTGGAATAGTAGCAAGAATTTAGAAAAGCCAAAAGTAAAAACAGAAATATTGAAGCCGAGCGAATGGAGAGATTACATCCAACCGCCAAAAGGCTATTACGTAGAAACAGACAGTGTAGTTGAAGCTGTATCTGATGAAGGTTATCCTTATAGATTTTACAGATTGATAAGAATTGAGGAGGTAAAACATGGGGCTACTAGGAATAGGCATTGTGATAGGTGCAATGCTAGGAGTATCAATAATGGCATTATGCGTAATTAGTAAAGAATGTGAGAAATGGGAGGAAGAAGTAAATGATAAACGTAAATGAAGTATTTTTGAGTGGCAACGTGGTAGCAGATGCAGAACTACGTTACACAAAAACAGGAAAGCCAGTACTCACATTTAGAATGGCAACAAATAAATATGTGAATGAGCAACAGAGTACACAATATCACAACATTGTATGCTGGGTTGATGCGGAAAAATACAGTGGCTTAAAGAAAGGTGATTTTGTATCAGTAAATGGTGAACTAAGAACTAGATCATATGAAAAAGACGGAGGGAAAAGATACATTACAGAGATTGTGGCCAAAGTCCTTACGTATGGCTTGAAAGAGAATGAAAGTACACCAAGCAATTTTGAAAATGGGTTTGCAGATGATGATGAACCTATTCCATTCTAGGAGGAAATAAATGCGAAGAGGTAGACCAAGAAAGATATGTAGCCACTCATTTGGACCAGCAAAAAGCGGTGCGCTATGGGTAAAAACATCATGCCCCAAAGGGAAAACATCTATTAAAGTATTTAGAGGTAAAACAGCAGGCACTTTATATTGGCTGAAAAAAGAAGAATGTGAAGATTGCCCTGCATATAGTCCTACAAAGGTTTATGCAAAATAGGAGGAAACAACATGCAAAGCACAAGCATGGCAGGGGTTCCGATGAATTGCATAAATTGGCTGGCACTAGGTGCAGTAGTATACGGTGCAATGGATAAGCGAAATGCATTAAAAGTATTGGGATTAAAGGAACCAATAAATGCAGATACGTTACAACCATTGATTAATAGAGGACTAAGCCAAAGGCAAATAGCAGAAGAATTAGAAGTAAGTCAAAGCTTAATTAGAAATATTTGTAAAAAATTAGGAATTAAAACAAAACGAGGTAGAAAACAATGAAAAAAGTAATGTTAGCAGTAATGGTATTAAGCGCAGTAGTTAATGGTGCATATGCAAATGGAACAAATAATTTAGTAGGTGGTACAGATAATGTGGCAACAGCAAATAGTGCTGCAGTATTTGGATATAAAAACACTGTAAATTCTAACAATGCAATTGCATTTGGTGAAAACAACACAGCAAATGGAACAAATTCATTTGTTGGGGGCAATAATTCAAAAGCAGAAGGAAGAAATACATTTGCATTTGGCAGTCATGCAGAAGCATTGACTGAATACACATATGCAATTGGTAGCCAAGCAAGAACATCAGCATATGACACTATTGCAATTGGCAATGGCGCATATGTAAGTGGTGTATCTAGCGTCGCAATTGGTCGCACAAACAATATCACTGGTGAAAATACAGTGGTTGTAGGTGCTAATAACAAAGACATTAAAGGAAATCAATCAACTGTGATTGGTTACAACAACAAAATGGCTGGTGATATGGAACAGACGATCATTGGCGCCAATTCTGAAACAGCAGGACAGGGCGCAATGGCCATTGGAACACATACAAAGGTTACTGCAGTTGATGCGGTAGGTATTGGCAATAATATTGTGGCTGATAAGCCAAATAGCGTTGCACTGGGAACAAACAGTGTAACAGACAATGCAGTTAATCAACTACAAGCAATGGTAAACAATACAACATATGTATTTGCTGGCACAGATGCAACATCAGTAGTGAGTGTGGGCAGTAAACAACGTGCAGGATTTGGCGGAGTAAAAAACTATGTTCGCCAAGTGCAGAATGTTGCAGCAGGCAGAGTGGATGCATCTTCCACTGATGCAGTAAATGGTTCACAGCTACATGCTGCATATGATGCCATTAATACAATGGGTGAAGATATTGATAAAGCACTAGATGCACAACAACAATTCAATACTGCAGTACATAACACACTAGCAAATCATAAGGATGCAATCAAAAATAACACACAACGTATTACACAGCATGATGCGGACATTGCAAATAATAAAAATGCTATCAAGGCTAATGATCGTGTATTGAAAAATCATGAAGAGCGCATTGATAAGTTAGAACATCAAGCAAGCAATACACTAACAAACTTAAAAGCAGACATTAAGCAATTGGACGGACGAATTAATAAAGTGGGTGCAAGTGCGGCTGCATTAGCTGGACTACATCCAATGGAATTTAACAAAGATGATAAATTTAGCACATCTGTAGCATATGGACACTATAAAAATGCCAATGCGGTGGCATTAGGTGCATACTACAGACCAAATGAAAAAGTATTGCTTGGCATTGCAGGTACATTTGGCAGTGAAAATATGTACAACGTAAGCGCATCTTTCAAATTTGGTAAACATAGTGAATATGAACCACAAGCTAAACGTGACGGAGAAATTGAAGCTATGAAAGCACAAATTGCAGAATTAACAGCAAGACTTGATGCGGTAAGCAAATAAAATAGGTGGGCGGTATATCCGCCCTTACCTAAAACTAGGGGGCGAAGTTATGAACCATGTAACAACACTATTTAACAGTAATGAGTTTGGGGAACTTAGAACAATCATTATTGAAGATGAAGTGTACTTTGTAGCCAAGAGCGTAGCAACTGCGCTTGGATATAAAGATACTGCAGATGCAATCAGAAAACATATTGATGAAGAAGATAAGCTGCGTTGGCAAATTGCCGACACAGGTCAGAAGAGGGAAACATATCTGATCAATGAGTCTGGACTATATTCCTTGATATTGAAATCAAAGATGCCAAGCGCTAAGAAATTTAAACGGTGGGTAACTAGCGAAGTACTTCCACAAATTAGAAAAACAGGTAGCTATGGGGTACATATTCCAAAGACACTACCAGAAGCATTGCGACTATACGCAGATGAAGTAGAAGCACATAACCAATCAAAGGCTATTATTGAGCAACAGAAACAACAAATAGCGGAATATGAGCCAAAGGTTGATTATGTAGACAAAATTCTAAGCAGTACAAACGCAATGACAGTAACACAGATTGCTGCAGACTATGGATTAAGTGCTAAAGCATTAAACAAAATACTACATGATGCACACATCCAACGAAGCGTAAACGGTCAATGGATTTTGTATAGTGATTTAATGCGCAAGGGATACACAAAAACTAAGACACACACATACATGACTACAGACGGAAGATTGGAGTGCAAAGCATCTACACGTTGGACACAAAAAGGCAGATTGATGATACACGAGTTATTAAAGAAGCTGGGCATCAATGCAGTGTGTGAGGAGGTAGCATGAAACCATTAGTATATAAAGGCCTACGAAAGAACGTGAACAGGTCGGAATGGGTAAGCAGTGATGAAATAAAGCAAAGCTACTCACAAATAAGATTACTAGCAGTAGAAAATGATACATATGCATGGGTACCAATTGAGGACGGAACACTATGCAGGGGAAGCGAAGCAAAAGACATGCTAGGGCAAAGAATATATGAAAAGGACCATATAGAGTTTGATTGTAAATCAATACAAGATAAACCAATGGTAGGGGAAGTATATTACAGCGTTGATAAATACCAATGGAGATGCAAGGCAATCAACCAGCAGGATACACCACAACATGATGCGGTATTAGATTTTGACTTAGCATTTGTATTGAATAATGGGAAAGTAAAAGTAATAGGCAATAGATTAGAGGGATATGAGCATGAATGATAGATTTAGAAACCTAATGAAAGCACATGATCATATTGTAAAAGGACGGCAAAAGGAAGTTAGAAAAGTGTTCATCCCACATTGGGGTTATGTATTTGTATCATCTGATGCATTGATAAAAGCAAGAATACGAAGAGATACATTAAAGGGGAACAAAGTATTTAATCAATGGGCAAGGAGTTATTATGAAAACACCATGCAGGGAGTGCCAATTTAGAGAAGTAGGATGCCACAGTAAATGTGAAAGCTACATTCAATGGCGAGTGCAGCTAGATAAATATAACGAGCAGAAGAATATACAGGGAGATGCCTATAAATATGTTGGGGATAACGTAAGAACCATTAGGCACAGGATGAGAAAGCTAAAAGGGTATAGCTGCACTGTAAAAGATTAAGGAGCAAACATGCAAAGAAAATGTCATAGATGTGATAGGTTGGTTACACCAGATAGCCATAACACATGGTGTCCAGATTGTAGAGTAGGCAAACCAGTAGAGCCTAGAAAGACGAAGGAACAACTAGAGCAAGAACGTGAAGCAAGATTAGAGAAAGCATTTAAATACACAAGATACTGTGTACAGTGCGGAAAGAAATTCCATACTAATAAACAAAATAGAGTGCTTTGTGGTGATTGGGTATGCGAAGATAAGCAACGATTTGAGCAACGAAAAGAAAACTACAAGAAAGGAAAACAAAAATGAGGATACTAAGCATTGGGTTTGGGGATAAAAAGAAAGTAAAGTATGAGAAAGCAAATAATGCTGGTATTACTGAAACATATCAATTAAGCACGGAGGATGATTTCAGACCAGAGATATTAGAAGCATATGTAAAAGCAAGAACATTGGTAATTGAAACATTTAAAGTGTTCAAGTTATTTGAAGAAGAGTGGCTGAAGATTAAATCAATTAGTTTTAAATGGCATAAGGAAATGCCTAAGGTTATTACAGAAGCAAAGTATGTGCTTATAATTACAAACAAGTATGGAGATGAATGTACAATTAGCACATCATGGCTAAGTGTAATAGATGAAGCGCCAGAAAAGCTTATTCCATTAGTAGAAGAAATAGAATTATTTGTAAGAGGTGCAAGAGCGCAGGGAAAATTATGGGAAGAAGAATTAGAAGATAATGCGGTTGAGGGTGAAACATTTCACATCAATGATCTAGTACAAGAAGGAGAAGCGGATGATTAAAAACCAATTAATTTATGTAGCGCATCCGTTTGGTGGAGATAAAGCTAATAAGTATTCCATTGATACAATTATGGAAAACTTAGTAATGCTAGATAAGAACAACACATATCTATCACCTCTTCACAATTTCAGCATGTTGTACTTTGATACACAGTATTCAAAAGGCTTAAAAATATGTTTGGACATGCTAAATAAATGTGATGCCTTAGTATTATGTGGGGACTGGGAAACATCTAAAGGCTGCATTGGTGAATGGTCATTTGCAATAGCAAAAGGGATACCAATATATACATGGAACGCATGGACCGATAAATTAAAGGAACAGGGAGACAATAGCCGATGACTGGAAGGGAATATTTAAATCAGATACGTGATACTGATTTGAATATAAGGTGTAAGGAGAGAGAAATATTTAGAATAAGACAAGATATCATGAGTCTACAAGCCATTGATTATAGTAAGGATAAAGTAAGTGGAGGGCAACAAATTACTATTGCGGATAAAGTTGCAAATCTTGATGCGGTTACAGAAGAGATTATGAAAGAATGGAGTGATTTCTTACAGGAGAGAGAGCGAGCCAGATTTATGATCAATCAAATCTGTAGTACTAAGCAAAGGATTGTTTTAGTAGATAGGTACATTAATGGATGTACATGGGAAAAGGTTGCAGAACTAATAGATTGTTCAAGGCAAAATGTTCATAACTTACATAAAAGAGCAATTAAAAATTTTGAGGAAATTTACAAAAAGGTTGCTATTATTTGACACTCAATATATGAGATACTGTATGTGGGCATGGATGAAGAGAACACTTTCAACAAGCCTCCTAGAAAAACTACACACTATTAAGGACTACATCATACACAGGTCGCACAACACAGTATGATGCGGTCCTTTTTAGTTTATATGAGGGAATTGATGAAGCATAAAAGAATTACATCCAAGAAAACAATACAAGAAGTTCGCAAGCCATATTGTGAAATATGCGG